TCACAGATCGACCGTGATCCGCCCTGCCAGCCCCGCCCCGTAGCGCGCCGAAAGTTGCGCCACCTCGACCTCGACCGCGCCCAGCGCCGCGTCGGCAGCCTGTGCCGCAGCGTCATAGGTCCACGCAGGCCCCGCAACACTGTCTTGGCGCAGCACCGCCCCGTTCTTCAGCACCCGCACACGGTAGCTTTCGATATCCTCTCCCAGCGGCACCTCGACCATGTCCCAACCATCGCCATCAATCCGTGTCCGCCGCACCCAGCTCACGGCAATATCACCGGAGCCAAGCACATCCGCGCGCAGATGCACCGGCGCATAGGGCCGCAGCCCGTTGCCATCAAAGGCTTGCACCTGCGCGACATAGCTCGGATCATCCAGCCCCCGCCGCGCAGGGCCGATGCGATAATGTTGCGCCACGCGCCGCAGGCTGGAGGCCATCGCGATCTGCGCTGGCGTGCCGTTCATCAGCACCATCCACGACCCCACCGGCCAGGCATCCGGCATCAGCGCATCGGTACCCAACTGTCCGCGCAATCTGCGGCGCAACAGATAGGTATCGGGCGCGATCAGTTCCGCCTCCTGAAACTGGAACAGCTCCCAGTTGTCACTGCTCCCGTCCCCGATGGCGCACAGGTTGCGCCCGTTCAGCACCGCCGCCTCGGACACTGATGAAAGCGCCCCGTGCATTAGGCGCACTTCCAGTGCCTCGCCCTCGTCCCAGATCGCGGGCGCATGGCGCACCAATGCCGATTGCGTCAGGCCAATCACCGCCTCCTGCGCAATGATGCTGTTCAGCGTGTAATCCTCATCCGACGGTGCGCTGTATACGGCAACTGTCCCGGGCCAAGGCTCTGCCGTCACCGCCAGATGCGGCGCGTGGGGCACCTCGTCGCCGGTCATCAGCGGCAGGTCCAGAAAGAACGGCGACACCGGCACCGGCGGGACAAAGTCGCGCACCCGCGCCAGCGCATCCTCCATGTCCGAGGGGTCATAAACACCCGGCTCGATCCGCACCGCTTCCAGCATCTGGAATGCGCCCTGCTCAACCCGGTCCACGCGGTAGCGTGCGGTATCGTCGCCATCACCGTTCAACCCGATCACATCTCCCGCACCAACCCCCATCAACGACGGCGGCAAGGCCACGCGCACCGCGTCGCGCGCCACACGCGCCTCGACCAGCCAGCGTTCCAACACCTGCCGTCCCTCGGCGCGCGTCATCGCCAGCGCCACCTCGGATGTGGCCACCGCGTGCGTTGCGTCATCCGGCAGCACGGCTTCTTCCGCGATGGTCTCGAAATTGCCATCGGCCTGCACGAACCGCAGCCGCACGCGCCCTGCCATTTCGGCTTCGGCCTCGCGGATACGTTCCTGCGTGCCTTCCATCTCGTCACTGACGACCAGATCGCTGCCTGCCACATCTGCCGTCAAGGCCCCATCCCGCTTGCGAAAGGCCAGCACCCCGTCGCGTTCAACCGCATCAAAGCCATACCGCAGCATCAGCGGCTGCAAGGATGCCCGCGCGTCGGCCACATCGCCCACCACATAGCCGCGCACATAACCGTGCAAGTGCGAGGTGTCATAGGCCTGCAAGCCCGCCTTTTCGCAGATCTCACCCACAACCGACGCCAGCGTGCGCGCGCCGGTGCGCCCGTTGATCCAGTGACCGCGGGTATAATTCTCTCCATCGCTCCACTGCGCTGTGTTGTTGGGGAAGAAAGGATAGGGCCGCGTGTCCCAGGCCCAGACAAAGCTGCGGGACAGGTCCAGCATCGGCGCCCCGTATTCCACCGACACCGGATTGTGCGCGGCCTCCCCCCAATAGGAATACATCGCCCGCAGATACCGCTTCTGAATCAGATCGTCGCGCGTGCCGTCCGAATAATGCGGCAAATCGCTTTCCGAGGATTTCGCATCCAGGAACTTGTTCGGCTGGTTGGTCCCCTTGTCCACCGCCGCACAGCCCAGTTCGGTAAACCATATTGGCTTGGATTGCGGCTCCCATGCGGTCGGCACTTCGCAGCGCACGCCGTTCACCCGTTCGTGGTGCGTGTTCTGCCACCAGTTGCGCAGGTCCTTGTAGCGGTAGACCCACGGCTCACCATGTGCGCCATCGGTGATCGGCGTGCGGATCTGCGCGTTGCGGGCATCCGTGGAATGGTAATACCAGTCATAGCCTTCGCCGCCCTCGATGTTGGCACGCAAATAATCCAGATTATAGATCTCCCCCTGATCCGCATCCAGATGCGCGTCGCCCTCCCGCCAGTCCGACAGCGGCATGTAATTGTCGATCCCGACAAAGTCGATCTCGTCATCGGCCCACAGCGGATCAAGGTGAAAGAACACATCACCCGACCCGTCCTGCGGTTGATAGCCGAAGTATTCCGACCAGTCCGCCGCATAGCCGATCTTGGTCCCGGCCCCCAGCAGGCTGCGCACTTCACCTGCCAGCCCACGCAGGGCCGCTACGAAGGGAAAGCTGTTCCCGGCCCCCCGGATCTGCGTCAGCCCGCGCAATTCGGACCCCACACAGAACGCATCAACACCACCCGCCGCCGCACACAGCGCCGCATAGTGCAGGATGAACCGCGACAGGCTCCATTCCTCGGGGCCGGTGTAGGTGACCGCGCCATCGCCCACGATGAAATCCGCCGCCGTCACGCTGCCGACAAAGGCCGCAACCTCCGCGTCTGCCACAGCCGTCCCGTCCGGCGACCCATTCTGCCCCGCCGCCTTGGACGTGGTGATCCGCCCCCGCCATGGCAAAGCGGGCTGGCCCAAAGCATCCGAATAGGGATCAGGCAACGCATTTCCCGCCAGCTGGTCCATCAGCACAAAAGGGTAAAACATCACCGCCTTGCCCGCGTCATTCAGCGCGTGGATCGCCTCGACCACAGCAGCGTCCGCCGTCGTACCGCCATAGACCGGACGGTCGCTCACCTCGGCAATCTCCTGCGCAGCACTGCGTGTCAGCCCCGACACGACCCACGGCATGTTCTGCCCGTCCGCATCCTTGCGCTCTACCTTGGGTCGGATCGTACAGGCGTCACAGCGCAGATCGTCCCCGAACCACGACACCACCAGTGACACCGCACCACAATTCTGCAACTCACCGTCCAGAACCTCCAGCGATTGCGCAAAGTCGGGCTTGCCCGCGGGCGTGTTCACATTGGCACTCCACCGACCGCCCTTGCCATCGTCATAGTAGACCGGCGTCGTGGCCAGGGCATATTCCCCCGTGCCGGGGATCAACGCCACACCCCGCACCGCCTGCGCCATCTCGTCGGCATAGCCATCCTCGCCGGCTTGCTCGGCGCGGATCACCTCGAACGAGAACTGCGGTACGCGGTTGCCAAAGCGCTGCAGCCCCAGATCGTCCATCACCACATAAGCCGTCCCGCGATAGGCAGGCACCTGCCCCGCGCCCTCGACCGCCTCGATCGTGGGATCGGGCAACTGATCTTGCGTGCCCGAATAGACACGCATGTTCAGCTCATCCGCCGCCAGCTCCTCGCCATCCGCCCAAACGCGACCCACACGCAGGATTTCCCCCGCGCACAGCGCAATCGCCAGTGACACCGAATAGCTGTACGCGCGCGTCACGGGACGACTGGGCGCACCCTTGCCGCCCCCCGACTGCGCCACCGTCTCGCGGAAATCCGACGCCCAGATCACCTGACCGCCGACCCGCATCCGCCCGTAAACCTGTGCGACCGGATCGCCTTCGCCCGCACTGGTCAGGCGAAAGCGGTCCACGCGGCCGGTTTCGACAGCATCCGAGCCCTGCCCCATCAACCGCTGGTCGATCACCTTGCCCAGCGTCGCGCCAACAGCCCGACCGATGGCCACAGACGAAAGACCCGCCAACGTACCACCAACCGAGCCACCAATTGCGGCACCCGCCGCCGAAAGAACTATCGTCGCCATTCAGGACTCTTCCTCGGGAAATTGAAACCGCGCCACCAGACGCCGCCGCCAGGGCGTGCTTAGCGGGCTCTCCACCACGCCGTGACCGGAATAGGCATGTATGAAACTGGGCCGCGCACCGATGTCCGCTGCCACCCCCAGATGTTTGGCCACCGCCCCGTCACGCATCCGAAACAACAGGATGTCGCCCGCAGTCGCGTCCTCAAGCGCCTTGGGCTTCAGATGCCGCAGGGCCGCTGCCCACAACCTTTCGTCGCGCTGCGGCTCAGACCAATCCATGGAATAAGCGGGCGGCACTTCGGGTTCCGTCCCGATCACCTCGCGCCAGATGCCCCGCACCAGCCCCAGGCAGTCGGCCCCGGCCCCGCGACAGGACGCCTGATGCACATAGGGCGTGCCGATCCAGCCCCGCGCCGCATGAACCACCCGCGCCCCGCTCATCGCAGGCTGCCCCCGGTGTTGACTCCGTCCGCGCGCGGGACCGACATCACCCAATCCTCGCCCGGAATGTCGGGAAAGCCCTGGAAGTTCACCAGATTGTCAAATTTCAACCGGCAGGTCTCTGTGCGTTTGTCACACCCCGCTACCACGCGCACACGGTCGCCCGCCACCAACGGCACCCGCAGCTTTTGCCACAGCTCAACCCGCCGCGTCCCGCCCTCCAGCGCGTCATCCTTGATGACACCCCACAAGCCCGCCGCCGCACCGCTCAGTACATCCAGCCGCCCGCGCCGGAACCAGTCCGGTTCGAACGCCCCCGCATCCGGCCATTCGAACAGCACCCCCTCGCTGCCAACCTCCAGTGTGACGTCGACAAAATACCCAGGCGTCGCGGTATTGAACCGACACTGCGCATCCCCCAGCACGGCCGTACACGGCTTTTGGTAGATCCGGCCCAAAGGACGGTTCAACGCCTCGGTCAGCCCGCGCAACTCGGCTTGAAAGGCACCGTTGGCACGACGCAACTCGCCAATGCTGCCACGAAACTGCAACCAGCGGACGGACACGTCCTGCCAGTTCACCAGCCACGCCCGCACCTCGGCCCCGTCAAAACGTCCCGCCTCAATGTCCGCCTCGGTGATCGCGGCATCGCTCAGCGCGCCCAGCGCCTCGGTGTTGTCCACCGACAGCCCCGTGCTTTGCGCCAGCGCCGCCGCGCTCAGACCGGTGTCCGCCCGGAACGTCATCCCGTCAAAGGACAGCGCCCTGTCATGATCGGTAAACCCGTATTGAACCCCGTCCGCGCGGGTGATCGCCCAGACACGGCACAGTGTCGTCGTGCCCGTGGCCACATGCGCCTGAAACGCTGCACTCAGCCCCGCCATCAGACCCGCACCTCGACGACCGGCACATCGGGCACCTGCCCCGCCTGGAAACTGGCAACACTGGTCTGGATCTGATCGGTGGCAAACCGCACCGGCACGTCGAATTCGAACCCTGCCACGATCTGCATCTGCGGATCGGGCGGATGGGCAAAGGCAACGAGGCCCGTGGTCACGTCCACCTCATAGTCCACGCCCTCTTGCAGCTCGTCCTGCTCGACGCCAACGCGCACCGTGCCCGCCACCGGCTTGGAAATGATCCGGTCATAGCTGTGCACGCCCGACCGATAGGTTTTCACCAGTGGAAAACTGACCGTCGCCCCATCACCCACCGCGATCACCTGATCGTCAAAGGCGATCTGCCCGCTGGCCTTGCAGGTCTTGAAGTCGGCCCAGTCTTTCCATCGAAACCCGAACATCTGCCCGCGCCGCGCCTCGAAAAAGGCGATCAACGCCTCGATGTCATCCAACGACCGCATCCCCAGGCCTGCATCATAGCGGCGGCGTGAATGCACCCAAGGCGTGTTGCGTTCCTCGTACCCGTTGGCCAGCGTCACGATCTCGGTGCGCCGCTCCGGCCCCCCGAGCGATCCGAAACTCAGCGACGCGGGAAATCTTACCTCGTGAAAATTCATGTTCTTCCCCTCCTCAGCGGTTGCGATTGCCACGGCCCAGCGCACGGCCCATCTTGGCCGCGATCTGGTTCTGGCTGCGCTGGAACCCCTGCACATCCGGTGTGGTGATGTTCATCACGATGGTCGGCGCTGACACCCCGCCACCGCGTACGCCCAGCTTGCCATCAGCCCCGCGCGCCAGCGGCATGATCGCCTCGGGGCCTGCCTCGCCCATCAGCCCCATGCCGCCGCGCATCCCGAAGGGCGTCGCACTGCTGACGACGCCACCACTGGCAAAGGGCATCACCCGCCCCTGGCTGAACGACGCCCCCTCGGCAAAAGGCAGGATACCCTGCACCAGCCTGTTCACCCCCTGCGCCAGCAAGCCGCCAAAATGGTTGGTCACGGGTCTAAGTGCGGCATTGTATGTGGCGTTGATCATCGACTGCGCGACGGTTTGCAGCGCATCCGACAGCTTCATCCCGTCAAAGACGACCCCATCAAAGGCACGGCGCAGGCCACGGCTGAGCCCGCGTTCCAGCACCTGCACATCCTGCCCCGTCGCCGCCAGCGACGTGCGCATCCGGCGCAATTCACTGTCAAATCCCGTCACCATGACCGAGGCCTGCCCCAAACTGTCCGACAGCGCGTCCGCACTGGCATCCAGATCCTCGATCTTGTCCTGATACTCGCTCATCTTGTTCCCTCACACTCTTTGTCGGGATAGGCTGCCATCAGCGCCGCCAGCCCGTCGTTCAACAGCGGCGCATCCGCACCGGTATCCCCCAGCATCATCCGCAACTCGGCAGGCGTCAGGCTCCAGAACACGTCCGGGGACAGCCCCAGCCCATGCAATCCCGCCCGCATCAACGCCTGCCAGTCCATTGCCTGGCTCATGCCGCGGGCACCACAAAGGCGCGTGCCAGCAACTCTGCCGCCGCCCGTGCTGCCGCCATCGGGCCGCCCTCGATCTCGGCCTGCGCCAGCGCGGCGGCGGACAGATCACAACCGCCCCCCTCCAACCCCGCGCCCAGCAGGACCAGCACATCGCGGGTCGAAAACGCACCGCTCTCGAACCGTTCCACCAGCCCCACCAGCGATCCGGTGTCCAGCGCCGCCTCAAGCGACGCCAGCGCACCCAGGGTCAGGCGCATCACGTAGCGCTGGCCATTGATGGTCAGCGCCACGTCCCCCCTCCACGGATTGGCCATCTCAGATCACAACGCCACAAAGGTCAGCAGACCCGCCGAGGCCATCGACATCTCATAGGTCGCCTCGCCATTGTGGCTGCCTGCGTATTCGATTGCGGTGACCTGAAACGGCCCTTCGATCACGCCGAAATCGGGAATGATGATCTGGAAATCCGGCACTTCACCATCAAAGAACAACTGGCGCGCGCGCTCGTCCGTGCCTTCGTCCTTGAACACTCCCGCACCGCTGATGCTGCTCGACCGAACGCCGGCCCCCGCCAGCAATTCGCGCCATCCGCCCTGGCTTTCCAGACTGGTGACATCCACCGTCTCGGCATTAAAACTGACGCGCGTGGCCCGCAGGCCCGCAATCGTCTCGAACTGACCGTCCGAGGTCATATCCACTTTGACCAACAGGTCTTTTCCGTTCTGAGCAGCCATGAAATTCTCCAATCAGGGCAAAAGGTTAATTGTCTTCGACACGCGCCAAGTCATGCGTCTTCGACGCGGGCCTTGAACCGCAGCGTTATGGTGCGCCCGGCACCGCCATCGCTGCGGTCGGCCACCGCGCGGTCGAAATTCAGGTAAATCAGCCTGCCACGTGTCAGCGTCAGGTCGGCACCGTGCAATGTGTCACTAACCGCCGTCGCCACCGCCTTGGCCGCGGCAAAGCCCTGCACATCCGTGACAACCGCAATCCGCACATCATGCAGCGCGCCGGTGCCGGTCTTGTCATTGGCCGCCCGCGCGGTCTCGGCCCCGATGCTGACATACAGCGACGGAACGGTCCCCGTGGGCACCGCGTCGTAAATGTCCGTCCCCACCAGGTCCGTGACCGCAGTTGACGCCGTCAAGGCGCCGTAAATCGCGCTTTGCAGCGCAGCCGATACACCATAGCTCATGTCGCCACCTCCTCGTCTGCGAAACAGGTCAGATAGCGGCCCTCGGGGTCATGCTCGGCCACCGCCGTGATGCGAAACACCCGCGCCCCATCCCGAAACCGCTGCTCCGCCGCCGGCCGCTCAGGGTGCCCCTCGGGCGCGCCGCGCACGATGATGCGAAAGGACACCTTGGACACCGCAACAGGCCCCGCCGCTGCCTCGCGCCCCGTACGCGGCAAAACCTGCGCCCACAGCACACCCAGACCGGTCCAGCTCTGCGCATATCCCCCCGCCCCATCAGACACCCGCACAGGCGTTTCCAAGGCAAGCTTGCGGCTCAAACGCGGCAGCTTCATGCCACACCCCCCGACCAGATGCGGAACGTGCGATAGCGCTCGATCAGACTGCTGACACCAAAGGGCATACAGCCCTCGCTCAGCGTCGTTTCATTGCGAAACTCGTAGTAATGCGCCGCCAGCAGCAACACCGCCTGACGCAGATCCGCAGGCACCTCAGCCCATGAGGCTCCATATCCCGCCTCAAAGCCGATCACGACCGAACCAGCCGTTGGAATAGCAGGCAGCAAGGTCCCCACCGGGCGCAGCTGCGGCCGCTGCCCGTCCTGTTCCAGCCAGTATTGCGCCGCCGGCACATCGCTGCGCCCCCCCAACCGGTCCACAATCTCGACGCGGGTCACAGCCACCACAGGCGCCACCGGAAAGGCCGCCGCTTCACGGTCCCGCCAGCGGGTCAACGACCAGCTGAAACCACGCTGCAACAGGACCTTGCCCGTACGCGCCTCAACCGCCGCCAGTGCTGCCCGCAAGAAGCTTATCAATACCTCGTCCTGCAGCGATCCCGCGCCAAATCCGGTGCCCAGACGCAAATGCGCCTTGAATTCATCCACCGGCAGGCCCGCGTCAGGCACCGTGGTTTCTTCGATCAACATCATGGAACATCTCCAAAATTCCGGCCCCTCAAAGATCAGAGCCGGACGCACACCAGCCCGCGTTGCTCAGACGGAGGGGAGCAGCTAGACAACGCTGGCCTGTCAAATGGGCATACGCCCGGCAGACGCGGGGAAACCAAAGCCCCCCGCGCCATCCACCACCCCGATTAAGAGACGGCGAATTTCAGCAGCTTGATCGCGGCAAAGTCGCTGACATCGCCGCCGACGCGCTTGGTCGCGTAGAACAGCACATGCGGCTTAGCGCTGAACGGATCGCGCAGAATGCGCAGGTCGGGACGTTCTGCGATGGTGTAGCCCGCCGCAAAGTTGCCAAAGGCAATGGCAAAACCTTCGTCTGCCGCGTCCGGCATGTCCTCGGCCACCAGCACCGGATAGCCCAGCAGGGTCGCAGGCTGCCCCGCCCCCATGCCGTCGGACCAATGGAACCGCCCGTCGCTGTCTTTCAGCTTGCGCACAATGCCAGCGGTTTTCGAGTTCATGACAAAGCTCGCGCCGGCGCGGTACTGCGCGCCCAGCGCATAAACCAGGCCGATGATCGCATCTGGCGTGACAATCCCGTCAATGCCCGTCGTCTCGTAGCCGATGCTGCCCCACGACCAGCTGCCGTTCGCAACCGTCGGATGCGCAAGAAACCCCTTGGGCTTGTCCACACCATCACCGTTGACAAAGGCTGCCGCCTCGGCCCGCGAAAACTTGTCCGCAATACGCCCGGCCAGCCAGCCTTCGATGTCGAACGCACTGTCATCCAGCAGCCGTTGCGATGCCTTGGGCAACGCCGACAATTCGTGCAGCGGGATGGTGATCCGGTCGATCTGCGGCGTATCGGTTTCCGACACAGCACCCGTTTCCGTGGCCCAGCCCGCACCCACATCCGTGTGATCGACCAGCACGTCGAATGTCGTCGCCTCGACGTTCACCACCGATGCAATCGAGCGCACGGATGCGGTCGCGTTCAGCACCGACTTCACCGTGTCCGCCGTCTGCGGGTCCACCAGGTAACCCCCATCGCTGTTCACCGCGGTCGACAGCGATTTCACTTCCATCTCCAGCCCGCGCAGGCCGTCATCGTCACCCGTCCGCAGATAGGCATTGAACGCCTTCTGATGCGGTGCGCCTGTGTCCACAGCGCCCGCCAAAGGGGTGCGCGCAGGTGTCATTTGTTTCCGGTCCAGCATGGTCAGTCGCTCTTCTGTTTGTTGAAGTTTCATCTCAATGTCAGCCTGAAAGCCCTTGAAGTCGCTGACAAAGCCGTTGACGGCCTGCATGACTTCCTGAACCGGAGACAGATCTTCCCCGGTCCGAGCCTTGATCTCGGTCTTGCTCATCCGCATGTCCTTGATTGATTGCAGTTCAGACGCGACTTACGTGCGCATCAACCTCGTGCGCGCGCCCTCAAAGGCCGCCGCCATTCCGCGCAGTGCCGCAACCTCGTCAGACAGCAATGCGTCCGTCTTGCCCGCAACACGCGCACTGGGCAGCATCGGGAACGTCACCAGTGACACCTCCCAAAGCTCCAGTTCCGTCAAGAGCCGCTGGCCCTTGTCATTCTTCGCCGCCCGCACCGTGCGATAGCCGATGCTCAGCCCGTCAATGGCCCCCGCTGCGATCAGCGACGCTGCCTCGCGGCCTTTCTCGACGCTGTCCAGCAACCGGCCCTTGACCCACAGGCCCCTGGCATCCTCGCGCACCTCGTCCCACACGCCGATCGGCTGGGACGGATCATGCTGCCACAGCATCTTGACCTTGCGCCCCGATGCCACCAGCGCTTTCAGCGACGCCGCATAGGCCCCCTTGGCCACCACGTCGCCGCCCTGATCGCAGGCCCCGAACAGGCTGGCATAACCTTCGATCACCGCCCCGTCCTGCACCTGCAAGCATTCGCCGAAACGGGCGAATTTCGTTTCCAGTCCAGTGTCCACGCTCATGGCCCACTCCTTTGTTTGTCCGCTCATGGTGTCGCCACCAGAAAAGATTGCAGCGCCTGCGCCAAAATCACCGCCACCACGCCGTACACTGTCAGCCACAACCGCCGCTCCAGCCGCTCCATGGTCTCGTCCAGCCGGTCCAGCCGACGGGCGATGTTCTCCAGGTGGATCTGCGTCACCCGCTCATGCGCCTGCAACCGCAACCCCGGCGCACATTCGAACCGCTCCAGCAACGGCCCCTCAGGCATCGTCGCCCTCCTGCGCGGCAGGCAGCCCCAACAGACTGCGCTTTTCCGCATCACTCAGGAAATCTGCCCCCGCCACCCGCGCCCATTGCGCATCGCGCTCTGCGGCCAGTGCCGGTACCTGGTCCAGATCGGGCTTCAGCGCCACCGCATCACCGCTGAACTGTCCCAACCATTCAGCCAGCGCCGCCGTCACCCGCGTCGCCAGCGGCAGTACCGTCAGCCGGAAAAACGCGCGGTTCGCTTCCTGATAGTTGGCATAGGTCGCATCCCCCTGAATCCCCAGCAGCATCGGCGGCACGCCAAAGGCCAGCGCAATCTCGCGTGCGGCACTTTCCTTGGTCTTCTGGAACTCCATATCGCTGGGTGAAAACCCCATCGGCTTCCAGTCCAACCCACCTTCCAGCAGCATCGGCCGCCCCGCATTGCGCGCGCCTTGATGATGGCTCTCCATCTCGCTCACCAGCCGGTCATGTTGATCCGAGCTCAGACTGCCTTGCCCTTCGGCTCCGCGATACACAATCGCCCCGCTGGGCCGTGCCGCATTGTCCAGCAGCGCCTTGGACCAGCGGCTGGCGCTGTTGTGCACGTCCAGCGCCATCGCCGCCGCCTGCATCGGGCTGAACCCGTAATGGTCGTCCTGCGGATGAAAGCTTTTGATATGGCAGACCGGAGCAGGCACACCGCTGGCATCAAACCGGTGCTTGCGCCCGCCCACCGCGTATTCATATGCCACAGGCCAGCCATCGGCCCCCGGCACCACGCTCATGCGGTCGCTGCGCAGCACATGCAGTTCCTGCGGCGCGCCGCTGCCATCCGACACCGCCTCGACATAGCCATTGCCCGACAACAGCAACTGCCCGTACAGCGCCTCCAGCAATTCGGCCCGCCCCTGCGCCGCGTTGGGCCGCGTCACCAGTTGCAACAGCGGGTGCACTTCGTAGCGTTGCACATCGTCCTGCACCACCAACGGCAGCGCCGCCGCCGCTTCGGCAATCAGCTTCACACAGCGAAAGCCCACCGGATTGCCGCTGAACCCCGTGCGCGTCAGCGATACGGTATCGCGCGGGCTCCAGGCCACACGCCCCGAGGTCTGATAGGCCACCACAGGCCCCGTCGCGCTGGCCTTTTGCTGCGGCGCATCCTGCCCGCCACCGCGTCGAAAGAAATCCAAGACCATCGCTTCGCTCCTCACCTGTCCTTGGTTGACGCAACCGGTGCCAACCACCCCGCAGCCCTCTTGCGTCGGCGGGATCACCGCCGACCATTCAAGCCGCGCCTTGATGTCTAAATGGGAACCGTCACCACCCGTCCGTGCTGGGTGATGTCGGCGTTGAGGGCACTATGCCAACAAAGTGTTAATACCGATCAAAGCGACCGTACGCCCGGTCGCCGCCACTCTGCCGCAGGCACGATCATCAACTCGTGCAGCGCCCAAACCAGCGCATCCACACGGTCGGGCGACCCTGTGCCCTCGTACCCGCGCGCGGTCATCTTCACCATCTGGTCCTCCAGCGCATCCAGCGGCCCCGCGTGATGCACGCGCCCCTGCTCGTAGAGTGCTGCCACAGGCTCGGCGCGGGCCACCTTGCCCCGGCTCGCATGCACCGCCTTGTAGGGCACCAGCGGGTCCACCTGCCGGATCACTTCGCCCACCATCTGCCCGCCCTGATTGACCTCGGCCACCAGCCTGTCCGCGTTGAACTCATCCCGCGCACGGATCGCCGCCCGCGCCCATTCCGCGGGGCTAGCCCCCGTCACCGTCCGGTCCGCCAGCACATAGGCCCGCCAGGTCTCGGGCGGCCCTTGTGTCTGCGCCCCCACCACCACGATCCCGCATTCGTCCGATCCCTTGCTGCTGGTCGTCGCAGGGTCCAGCGCCACCACCACGCGGTCCAGATCTGGTGCCTTGGCCACCCGCACCGCACTCAATGCCGCCGAGGTCCACAGCGCCCCTTCCGCATCTGCCAGCAATATGCCGTCCAGCTCCTGCCGCCCCATCCGCGTCCCTGCATAGCGGGCGCGCACCTCTTCCAGAAAACTCTTCGCCAGATTGGCCCGGTTCGCTTCTGTCGGCGCATGGCTGGTCACGGTCGACGGCGCCTCCAGCAGCGCCTTCAGCACCCCCACATTGCGCGGCGTCGTCGTCACACACACCTGCGGCTGATCGCCCAGACGCAGCGCAAACTGCAACTGGTCCCAAGTCTCTTCCGATTTCCGCCACTTCGCCAGCTCATCCACCCAGGCCGCATCAAACTGTGGCCCGCGCAGCCCGTCGGGATCATGCGCCGAATGCACCGTCGCCACCGCCCCGTTCGGCCATTCCAGCCGCTTGCGCGTGGCAATCCACTTGGGCCGACGGTCGGGCGGCGAACAGGCCATGATGCCGCTGTCGCCAAAGATCATCACCTCGCGCACCTGATCCTGCGTCTCGCCCACCAGCGCCACGCGCCGGCACGCGCCCTCATCAAATGGCCGCGCCCCCTCGACCTTGCTGCGCACCCACTCGGCCCCCGCGCGCGTCTTGCCCGCACCACGCCCGCCCAGGATCACCCAGGCCCGCCAGTCGCCCTCGGGCGGCAACTGGTGCGGCATCGCCCAGAACTCGAACAAAAACGGGAGGGCACAAAGCCCTCCCTCATCAAGGTCACGAAAGAACCTCTCCTGTTCCTCCGCACTCGCGCAAGCGAGCAAGTCGGCACCCGACCTCAGCCCGTGCGGCATCAAGGTCGAGTGCATAGCCCCCTTGGGCGATATGTGATTGTTTACGTCGACATTCTGCAACTTGAGTCTCCAGTTTCATACAGGTCTCAAGCGACGATCGCAGCGAAGCCACCGTCGCCCTGACATCTTTTTCATCCGCATCCCCCCGGTCCCGCGCCTCCTCTTTCAAGGCGGCAAGCTACTCTCTGAGTTCACCAAGCTCACGGTAAACCGTGCCCAATGCCTGTTGGAACTGCTCGGCGTCCTCATCTGGGGTAATGATGATCATGACTGGTCATTCACCTCTCTTGGGTTTGTGCCCCCCGCACGAGAGAAACACGAAAAAACGGCCGCCGAGGTCACCCTCGGGGCCGTTTTGCCCATGTCTTCCAGCATGTCACAGGTTCTACATCAGACCGTGCGCAAAGTCAAGTCTGAGGGCTTGAACGCCGCCGCCCAACCGTCCGTTATCATTACGAAAACTTAACGATTGGGCGGGTCGGTCAGTTGTCCTGCGCCGGTTGTTGCGCTTCGATCTTGCGCCATTCAGCCACGTTCCGGTTGTGCTCTTCCAGCGTGGTGGCAAAGGCATGCCCGCCACTGCCATCCGCGACGAAGAACACAAAATCGGTGTTGTCCGGCCGCGCTGCGGCCTCAAGACTGGCCCGTCCGGGGTTCGCAATCGGGGTCGGCGGCAACCCTTGGATCACATAGGTGTTCCACGGCGTCGCCCCGCGCAATTCCGACTGGCGCAAACCACGGCCCAGCACGCCCTCACCCTTGGTGATGCCATAAATCACCGTGGGGTCGGTCTGCAGACGCATCCCCTGGTTCAGACGGTTCACGAACACGCTGGCCACCTGACGGCGTTCTTCGGGCACGCCGGTTTCCTTTTCAATGATCGACGCAAGGATCAGAAGTTCCTCCGGCGTGGTCACAGGCAGACCCTCATCACGCCCTTCCCACGCAGCGGCCACCAGAACCTCCTGCGCCGCTTCCATCTGCGCCAGAAGGGCCGCACGATCGTCACCGGGACGCACCTCATAGCTATCGGGGGCCAACGACCCCTCGGCAGGCACATCCGGCACCTCGCCCTCCAGCACATCCATGCTGCGCAACCCTTCGGTCACCTGCCAGCTGGTCACACCCTCCGCCACAGCGACGCGAAACCGTGTGTCCGGCTTGGCTTTTACTTCTGTGTAAATCTCGGGAATGTCCTCGACCGTCTGATCGAACTCGGCCCGCTCAACGAACTTGCTGGTCGCAGGGTCCAGCTCACGCACCTGAACCGACACGCGGTTCACACCGATGCGATAGACAACCTCGGTCCCACAGGTGCTGGCCCCGCCACGGGTGACCACATCGACGATCTGCTCCATCGAGGCACCCGGCTCAACCAGAAAGCTGCCCGCTTTCAACTGTTCGGTCTTTTCAGCGTATTTCGCGCCAATCCGCAGGATCGGGCCGCTGGTGACAGCGCCCTGATCCACCAGAGATCGGCTCACACGGTCAAAATTGGTCCCACGCGGCACTTCCACGCAAATCGCGTCCGAGAGCGGACCTTCAGCCTCGTACTGCGCCTTGCCCCACAGGATGACACCCCCCAGCAGGAACATGGCCAGCAACATGAACGTCAACGCGTTCGAGGCGATATGACGCCACAT